CCCCTTTTTTTATTGTTAAATAGTAAAAACATACTAAAATTATGGAAGATCCTAAAAAGAAGATGTTAAGAGAGGTTTCTCATGACCGTCTTACTCCTAAAAAACGTGATGATTTAGTTCAAAGTGAAATATTTGGAGATTTTGAAGAGGATGATCTTGATTATGACGATCAAATGATGATTATTTGAAACATAAGTTTGTAATCCTTAATAAATAAACAATAATCGCCGTATTAGTGTGCCAATAGAACGGGTCAGTCAAGGGTTTAAAGATATTAGTATGACATTTCAGTCCAATCCACTGAATAGTGACCTTATTGCGATTAAAAATGATAATGCAATTGCCCGTTCTTTACGAAATATAGTTTTTACAACACCTGGAGAGAAGTTTTTTAATGAATCTTTTGGTTCAAGGATCACTGAATCTCTTTTTGATAACATAGATGAAATAACTTCTTCTGTTATTGTTGATGAAATTACTGAATCTATTAATAGATATGAACCAAGAGTGAAATTAAATAATGTAAAAGCATATCCTGATTATGATAACAACGGTTTTGATGTAATTGTTACGTATGATGTCATTGGAGCGGAGATTCCTAGACAAGAATTACAGTTTGTTTTGCAATCTAGTAGATAAAAATGCCATTATCCAATTTTTCTAACCTCGATTTTGATGAGGTTAAGACAACTTTAAGAGAATATCTTAAATCCAACTCAAATTTTACTGATTATGACTTCGAGGGATCTAATCTTTCGACGATTTTGGATGTTTTGGCATACAATACCTACATTACATCATACAATGCAAACATGATCACCAATGAGGTGTTCATTGATACTGCAACTTTAAGGAAAAACATCGTTTCACTAGCAAGAAACATAGGTTATACACCCCGTCCAAGGCAAGCAGCACGGGCAACAGTGTCTTTCTTTGTTGATACTAGTGGAATTACACCTTCACCTGCTTCTTTGACTCTTAAGAGGGGTCCAGTGGCAGCATCAAGTGGTGCTTTTGGTGGACAATCCTTTATTTTTTCAATTTTAAGTGATATTACCGTTCCTGTTTTAAATGGAATTGCATCTTTTAATGATGTTCAGATATATGAAGGTACATTATTAACTCAAACTTACATTTATTCAGCAAGAATCCCAAATCAGAAATTTATTTTACCAAATATTGGTGTTGATACTGATTTAATATCAGTTTCAGTAACTCCGACACAAGATTCTGTTACAGAAACAAAATATAGTTCACAAGATAACCTTTTTGATGTAAAATCTAACTCAAAAGTTTATTTTTTACAAGAAATTGAAGATGAAAGATATGAAATATTTTTTGGAGATGGGATTTTTGGAAAAAAACTAGAAGATGGTAATTTTATCACTATTAATTACATTACTTCTAATGGAGATAGTGCAAATGGAGTAAGTTCTTTCAATTTTTCAGGAAGAATTCAATATACACGTAATGGAAGCACTTATAATGTTGCAACTGGCATTTCTTTGCTTACAACTGGGATTATTGCTTCGGGTGGAGAGACAATTGAATCTGTAGAGTCAGTTAGAAAGTTTGCTCCACAAATTTATGCTTCTCAAAATAGAGCAGTTACTGCAAATGACTATGAAACGTTAATTTCAACAAGAATTTACCCAGAAACGGAGTCAATTTCTGTTTTTGGTGGTGAAGATCTTATTCCTCCTCAATATGGTAAGGTTTTTGTAAGCATAAAACCAAAAACTGGAGATTTTCTTCCAAATTTAGTTAAAGAACAGTTGAAATTGAAGTTGAAAAAATATGCAGTAGCGGGAATTGTTCCAGAAATCCTTGATTTGAAATATCTTTACCTTGAAGCTGACTCAAAAATATATTATAACACAAATTTGGCAGAATCTGCAGCATCTGTGTCTAGTGTTGTTCAAAACAATTCTAATAAGTATGCTGAATCAACAGAAATGAATAAGTATGGTGCAAGATTTAAATATAGTAAATTTTTATCTCTTATTGATAATAGTAGTGAATCTATTACTTCTAATATTACAACACTCTCTATGAGAAGAGATTTAAGAGTTGTTTTAAATTCTTTTGCAGAGTATTCAATTGGTTTTGGTAATGAATTTCATATTAAGAGAATGAGTGGATATAATATTAAATCATCTGCATTTAGAATTGCAGGAATAATGAATGATATTTATATTGGAGATCTTCCAAATACTAATAGATTAACTGGATCATTATTTTTCTTTACTCTTCCTTCAATAGATTCGACATCTCCTACCATTGTAAGAAGAAATGTTGGAACTATTGATTATAAGAATGGGGTTGTAACTTTAAATCCTGTTAATGTTCAGTCAGGAATGCTTAAAGATGGTCAAACTATAATTGAAATTTCTGCATCTCCTTATTCTAATGATGTTATTGGATTACAGGATCTTTATTTGCAGCTAGATATTAATAACAGTAACTTTGAAACTGTGGTTGATGAAATTGCATCTGGACTTAATCCTTCAGGTTCTAATTATATTACAACATCAAGTTATGCAAATGGTAATTTAGTACGTGCTGGAGGTCGTAATAGTAACACACCAAATATTTCGTCATCGGTTCCTTCAACTACATTAACTTACTAAGATAGAAAAATTATAAAATGTCTACAAAAAAAATCCAATTTAATAACATAGTTCAGAATCAACTTCCTCAATACGTTAGAAGTGATTATCCTTTAGTTGCTGAGTTTTTAAAATCATATTACCAAGGTCAAGAATACCAAGGTGGTCCAATTGACTTAGTACAAAATATTGACAATTATACAAAAGTTGGCGAACAGGTAGGTCTTACTGAATATGTTGGATTGGGTGCTTCTGTAGGTATTACTAGTGATACAATTCAAGTTGATATGCAAAAAAACCCAACAGGAACGTTGGGATTTCCAGATTCATATGGATTAATAAAAATTAATGATGAAATTATTACATATACTGGAATAACCACTTTTGCATTTACTGGATGTGTAAGGGGATTTGTTGGAGTAACTTCTTACCAGAGTCCAACTGATTCTGAACAATTAGTATTTGAATCTACAAGTGCAGAAGAACATGATAAAGGAGTTCAAATACAAAATTTAAGTTCTCTTTTTCTTAAAGAATTTTTAGTTAAAACTAAGCATCAATTTTCTCCAGGATTTGAGAAAAGAAAGCTTTCATCAGATTTAGATCAAAATATCTTTATAAAACAATCTAAAGATTTCTATTTAAGTAAGGGAACTGATAGAGGTTTTGAAATTTTATTTAAATCTTTATATAATGAAGATGTAAAAATTATAAGACCTTCCGAGTTTCTTTTTACTCCATCAAACGCAAATTATAAAATTACAAAGGATTTTGTAGTAGAGCCAATATCTGGCGATCCAATGAACTTGGAATTATCTACATTATTCCAAGATGCATATCAAAGTGAAAATATTGAAAAGGCATATGCTCCAATAACCCATGTAGAATCTATTAATGTTAGTGCAGGAACTACATTTTACAAATTAAGTATTGATGCAGGATATAATAGAGATTCGAGAGTAGAAGGTTCTACATATGGAACTTTTATTACTCCTCCTAGAACAAGGGTAATTGGTGAAGTGGGTGTAGGTATCACTGTTATTGATGTGGATTCAACAGTTGGTTTTGGAAGCACTGGAGAATTATATTTTAAATATATTGATAATACAGTAGGTGTTAGTTCATACACATCCAAAACTTTAACTCAATTCTTTGGAATGAGTGGAATTGGAAAAACTATTTTAAGTGGTGAAACTATTGGTATTAATACGTTTGCTTATGGACAATCTGTAGTTGATGAAGATGAAACTATTGAAGTAAGAATCACATCAGTTATTGATAGTGTTAATTATGAAGATACTAATTGTCTTTTTGAAACAGATGATACAATAAAAATAAAAACTTTAGGAATTGGAGATACTGGATTTAAGGTAGAGGAGTGGTTTTACAATGTTTCTCCAGTATATCAAGTTGAGAGCATAACTCTTAAAGATACTTCTGACTGGACTTATGAGATTATATTAACTACTGATCATGACTTTAAAGTAGGAGACAAATCTGTTGCTATTTTAGTTGGTAGTGATGGTAGAAACTTACCTGTATCAGATATAACTCAATTAACTTCTGCTAGAGGATTTATTATCAAAGGTCAAGGTGAAATTAATACTAAGTTAAATTATACAATTGAAAGGCAAATATTAAAAGCTCAGTCAATTAATTTTCCAGAAGCAAATACTTATGCTACAAATATACAAAACGTATATAAAGATAAAAGTGTAGATAAACTACTTGTAGCATCTCCATCTCTTCCTACATATGGATCCCAATCATTAGGTGTTAATGATGGAAAGATTATCTTTAGTGGAAGTTTTAGTGGGGATGAATATGAAATCATAACCAATGCAACAACTAGTCCTTCTGGAGTTCCTATTTTTGATCATGGTTTCTATACTGGTGATGCAATTTATTATACCCCACAAATAATCAATGATGCTTATGTAGATCCTACTAGTGGAACTTCTTTAGATAATTTTGTTATCAAATCATCTTTAATGGATGAGGGTCTTTATTTTGTAAAGAGAGTAAATGAAACTACACTGAAATTTGCGAAAAGTGGTTCAGATCTTTACAATGGAAAATTTATCAATATTGATAATGATGGAGCAAGGACTGGTATTGTAACTGATAATAAGATTTCACCATTTAAATTTAACAATAAAACTTTAACATCTCAAAAATTATTAAGAGAGGTATGTCCTCCAGATAATACTGGTACGGTATATGAAACTACTCCTGGACATACTGGAATATTGGTAAACGGTGTAGAAATATTAAATTACAAATCATTTGATCAGGTTCATTATGGTGAACTTAAGAATATAGATGTTCTTGCTGGAGGAAGAGATTATGATGTAATTAATCCTCCATTTTTACATATTAAAGATTCTGTTGGTACTGGAGCTACTGGATATGTTGCAGTATCTGGATCTTTAAAAGAACTTAGAATTATTGATCCAGGATTTGATTATAAAGAAACACCAACATTAAAGATTACTGGTGGTAATGGATCAGATGCTCGTGTTTCTGTAAATATGGAGCAAATAGATCATTCTGTTCCTTTCCAAGCAGATTCTCCTAGAATAGGTCTTGAGACAGATTCATCTTTGCCTTCTACAATTGGATTTACTACTTATCATAAGTTGAGAAATGCAGAGAGAGTTGTATATGTTACAAATAATCAAGAGGTTATTGGTGGATTAACTACTAGTGCAACTTACTATGCTGCTCTTGTTGGAACTGGTGGCACTACAATAAGATTACACAAAGATGAAGCAGGTGCTCTTGCTGGTATTAATACCATCACATTAACATCTAGAGGAATAGGTAAACAATCTATAAAAGCATTTGATAAGAAAACTATAGTTGAATCTATTAATATACTTTCTGGTGGAACAGGATATCAAAATAAGAAGAGAACTGCTGTTCCTTCAGGTATAAGCACCTCATTAAATTCAATAAAAATTGAAAATCATGATTATGAATCTGGAGAAATTATTACTTATACTTGTGATGGAACTCCTATAACAGGTCTTACCACTTCTACTGATTTTTATGTTACTAAAGTAGATGAAGATAATTTTAAACTTTCAAGTGTTGGAGTAGGAACCACTGCTAGTGATTTCTATTATAGTACCAAGCAGTATAGACCTCTTACTTCTATTGGAGTGGGAACTCATAATTTTAATTATCAAGATATTGCTGTAAATATTATTGGGGATGTTGGTATCAATTCAGTAGGATCTGATACTTTTAAACTTAAAATTCAGCCTATAATTAGAGGTGAAATTACATCTATTCACTTATCTAATAATGGAGTTGGATATGGAGCATCTGAAATTATTAATTTTGTAAGAGAACCAGATATAACTTTATTGTCTGGATCGGATGCACAACTTACACCTATCATTGATCCTAATGGCAAACTTAGTGAAGTTATTGTAGAAAATAAAGGAAGTAATTATAATTCACCTCCTAATTTACAAATTAATGGTAATGGTTTAGGTGCAGTATTAACACCTGTTTTAAAAATAGTTGATCTTAATGGAAATGCCTCTTCTATTGGTATAGGAACGACTGTTAATTATATTTTAGAAAGTGTTAATGTAATTCATGAAGGAGTTGGATATACTCAAAATAATACATCTATAGATGTTATAACTTCAGGAACAGAATGCAAAACTCGTTCCAGTATTCAAAAATGGAATGTTAATTTATTTGAAAAATATTATCAAACTCAACAAATTACTGATGATGATGGAATTATAAAAGATGGTAATATTGAATTGCAATATAACCATTTATATGCTCCTAGAAAATTAAGACAAACTGTTTATGCCACAAACCAAGAAGGTAAATCTTTATATGGTGAGCCAGATTTAAAAAAGGTTAATGGGCAAGAAGTTCCATCAGATAATCATTCTCCTATTATTGGTTGGGCATATGATGGCAATCCAATTTATGGTCCTTATGGTTATATTAAGAAATCAGGTGGTACTGTAACTCAGATGAAATCTGGGTATACTGAAGAAGCTTCAATTAAAGAAAATAGACCACCATTAAGTATTTTTCCTGCAGGATTCTTTACGGATGATTATACTTACAAAGCAGTAACTGATGAAACTATTCTAGACGAGAATAATGGAAGATTCTGTGTAACTCCACAATTCCCAAGTGGTACTTATGCTTACTTTGCTACAATTGATGATTCTGGTGCTGAACAGGGTGGGCAATTTAATACTTATAAATTACCAGTATTTCCATATTTGGTAGGTAAGAATTATTATTCAACTCCAAATGATTTCAACTTCACATCTTCTTCAAATCAAGATGATTATGATTTAAATGGTACTCAATGGTGTAGAAATACTACTCCATATAATTTGATTTATGATGGTAAGGTATATTATCCATATATGCCATTGCCCAATAATTTATCTCAAAGTATTGATATTATTGGAACTAAACCAGGTTTTGTAGAAAGTATTGGAATTGAAACTGGTGGTAAAAATTATAAAGTTGGAGATAAGGTAGTATTTAATAATGAAGGTACTAAAGGAATTGATGCAGGTGCTGCTGTTTCACGTCTTCTTGGTAAGCCAGTAAGTAGTGTAAGTGCTGCTACAAGTAGTATAACCAATGTAGAAGTATATCCTTCAGACCAGAAAGGAATTTATAGTATTGTATCTACAGAACCTCATCAATGGGTTAATAGAGATCTTATTACAGTTACTGGATTATCTACAACTTCTTCCCAAATTGGGGGACTTTATAATGTTGGAATTACTTCTACTAAACTTAATGTAACTGGATTTGGAACTACTGCTGTTGCTATTGGAACTGATGGTGTTACAGGTATAGTAACCCATATTGATGTTCGTGGAGATTTATCAAAACTTCAATCTAACGATCTTCTTGGAATTGGGACAGAAACATTAAAACTATTAAATGTAGAACCTCTTCTTTCAAGAATTAGGGTTTTAAGAGCTGTTAATGGAGTTACGGGAGTTTCCCATACAATCACTTCAGAAATTCTTGAAAAACCAAGAAGACTTACTATTAATTCTGGATTTAGTTCAGATTATGAATATAGAGTAAACCAGCAAATTTATTTCAATCCATCCGATTCAGTGGGGTTGGGTACAAGGTCTGGAGTTGGTATTGGAAGTACAATTGCATTTAGCAATCCTGGAATTGGAATAACTCAAAAATTTATTCAAACAAAAGCAATTTATATTCCCGATCATGGGTTAAAAACT